TCTTTGTATAAAGATTTTTTAAATAATCACTATGAATTAAATGATCTTGATTATAAAATATACATTGAACTTTGTAATATGCTAAATTCAGAATTACAAGATGATAATGAAGTAGCTTTTTCTATTATAGATTCATATAATGACAATGAATGAAAGTATCAAAAATTATTGTTGAGCATGACTATATAACTCTTACTGTTGTACATACTGTTTTTAAAAAAAAAACTAAGAATGCAAAAGTAATTGATGAAAATGGTATTGAATCAATTATACCTGTAGAATATGAAGTTAAAGACAAAACTTTATATTTAAAACATACATGTAAAATGGATTCAATTTCTTCAATTGATCAACATGTAAATGATAAAAATCAAATTGTAAAAAATAAATGTGTGATATTTGATAGAATGAGTGGTAGAGATTATTTAGTAAATAATTCATTAGAAGAAGTAAAACAAGTTCTTTTAAACAGATATAAAAAAATAGGATATTAATATGGCAGTATTTTTTAGATCAGAAGATCATTCTTATAAAAGCGTAAATCCTGAAGAAGATATAAAATGGATTAGTGTAACTTCCTTTGTATCAAAGTTTAAAGAAAAATTTGATCCCATTGAAGTTTCAAAAAAAGCTTCAAAAAATAAAAAATCTAAATGGTATGGAATGAAACCAGAAGATATTCAAAAAGCTTGGTCAAAAGAAACTGATAGAGCACTTGAATTAGGAACATGGTATCATAATGAAAGAGAATCTGATTTATTAAGTATAGAAACAATTACACAAGATGGACAACCATTACGTATAGTTAATCCTATTATTGATATTGAAGGAATTAAATATGCACCAGAACAGAAATTGGATGATGGTATTTATCCTGAACATTTTGTTTATTTAAAATCTGCTGGATTATGTGGTCAATCGGATAGAGTTGATGTAATTAATGGTGCGGTCAATATAATTGACTACAAAACAAATAAAGAAATTAAAATAGAAGGATTTAAAAACTGGGAAGGTATTACTAAGAAAATGCTCTCTCCTGTATCTCATTTAGATGATTGTAATCTTAATCATTATAGTCTTCAGTTGAGTTTTTATATGTATATTATATTAAAGCACAATCCGAAATTAAAACCTGGAAAAATGAGTTTGCATCATGTTATATTTGAAGATTCAGGACATGATACATATGGTAATCCAATTTCCAAGTTAGATGAACATAATAACCCAATAGTTAAAGATGTTATTATTTATAATGTTCCATATTTAAAAAATGAAGTTATAACTTTAATAAAACATCTTAATGATAATAGATATCTTTTTGTATAGTTATGAGAGAGCGTAAAAACGATATAAAGTATTTACTACAATTAAATGAAGAGCAAAAAAAAGCAAAAGCTCAAATATTAGATAATGTAATTAGTGCAGTATATGGAGCAGCTGGTTCTGGCAAATCATTATTAGCAGCACAAATTGCTTTGGATCAATTATTTTTATACGAAAAGAAAATTATTATTATACGACCAGCTGTTACAGCGCATGAAGATATTGGTTATTTAAAAGGTTCTGCAGATGAAAAAATGGCCTTATTTACTCAGCCAACACATCAAAACATGTATAAACTATATAATAAGGATAAGATTGATAAGGAGATTGCTGCTGGTAATATTATTATCATTCCTGTTGGTTATACTAGAGGCTATACTTTCAATGACTGTACTGTTATAGTAGAAGAAGCACAAAACTTAACATATTCTCAAACAGAATTATTATTAGGTCGTGTTGGTAAAGATAATTGTAGAATGATACTTTGTGGTGATTCTGCTCAAATTGACTTAAAAAATAAAAAGGATTCTGGATTTGATTTTATTTGTAAACATTTAAAAGATATAAAAGGATTCTCTGTAATAAGATTGCAAGCAAATCATAGACATCCGATTGTTGAAGAAGTGCTTGAAATATTTAAAACCTACTCTTAATGATTGTAAGACTATTAGACATTGATAATGGTGTTGTAAAACCTACAGAACATTGTTATAACTTAAAATTTTTGAAAGATATAATGGATAACTATCCGGATGAATATCTTTCTATATTTTCATATCTTTTTTATATGACCTGTCCAAGCAGTGATTTGAATCCATTTTTTAATTTATTAGAGAATGAAAAAGAAGAAATAATACTTGAACAGATAAATGCTGAGTTTAGTACTGATGATGATTTAATAGTAGAAGGACTTAAGATGTGTCAAAAATTATATGAAACACCTACATCTAGAGCATATAATGGTATTAAAATAGCATTAGATAATATGGCATCTTTTATGGCTACAGAAAAACCAACATCAGGAAGAGATGGTTCTGCAACAGCTATATTAAGAATTGCTGAAAGATTTGATCAAGTAAGACAATCTTTTAAAGGTGTATATAATGATTTAAAAGATGAACAAAAAAGCCACGTTAGAGGTGGTATTGGATTATCATATGACCAAGAATAATATGGAAAACTCACAATTTTACGAATGGTTATTTTTTTATAACCCTTATGAAAAACTATGGTATGCTTTTAAAAGAGAGCATTACAATTTATTTTTTAATGATAGAGAAAGTTCTAAATATTTAAGATCAGATTCTGTTGAAGATCTGACTGATATAATAATATTATTGGATGAATGACATTTTAAAAATACCAACATATAATAATAATACTTGGGAATATACAGAGTTTCTAAACAAAGATTTATTTTTAGATTTCATAAAATCTATATTTAAAGAACCCGGTAAATATAATTTCAATGAAACATCATTAATGTTTAATGATGAAGCAAAGAAATTTAATAAAAATGGATATTACTGTATAGCACCATTTAAAAGTAAAGATTTTAGAGATTATTGGAATAGAGAAAAAGAAAAGTGTAGAAATGGTGTAATTTATAAAGATCAAGATGGTACATGGTATTTAACTCGTGATTATTATATGTGGTTAAATTTTCTACCAATCTTTGATAAAGAAAATAATAAGTTTGGTTTTGCTAAAGTTAGAGATGCTCAATATCATATGGCGTTATATGAATTGATTGCAGAATTATCTAATAAACATTGTGCTATTTTAAAGAAACGTCAGATTGCTAGTTCATATTTTCATTGTGCTAAACTTATAAATCAAATATGGTTTGAAGAAGGTATCACATTAAAAGTAGGAGCTGAATTAAAAGATTATATAAATGATAAAGGTTCTTGGGCATTCTTTAATGAGTATAGAGATTTCTTAAATACACATACGGGATGGTATAGACCATTTTCTCCAGATAAAACTCTTAACTGGGAACAAAAGATTCAGGTAAGAGAAAATAATCAAAATAAAACAAAAGGTTTAAAAGGAAGATTAATTGGATTATCTTTTGAAAAGAATCCAACAAATGGTGTCGGTGGTCCTTGTAAATACTTCTTTCATGAGGAGGCGGGTATTGCACCTAAGATGAATATCACATATGAGTTTATTAGACCAGCATTAAGTTCTGGATTTATAACAACAGGTACTTTTATTGCTGCAGGATCTGTTGGTGATTTAGATCAATGTGAACCATTAAAGAAACTAATACTATATCCTGATAGTAATGATATATTATCAGTTGAAACAAATTTATTAGATGATAAAGGTACTATTGGTAAATCTGGTTTATTTATTCCAGAACAATGGTCAATGCCTCCATACATTGATGAGTTTGGTAATTCATTAGTTGAAGAAGCATTAGCAGCGTTAGAGAGTCAATTTGCTATTTGGAAAAAAGAACTTGATCCAGAAGAATATCAATTAAGAATATCTCAGAGACCTAGAAATATTGCGGAGGCATTTGCTGCAAGAAAAGAATCTAAATTTCCATCTCATCTTCTTACAAACCAAATTAGAAGAATTGAAGATAAAGAATATGCCTATGAAATATTAGATTTATATAAAGATGAGAATACAATTGTAGCAAAACATTCTAGTAAAATTCCAATAAAATCTTTCCCTATTAGAAAAAATGAAGAGGATAAAGAAGGAGCTTTAGTTGTATGGGAAAGACCAGCAGAAAATCCAACATTTGGAATGTATTATGCTTCTATTGACCCTGTATCAGAAGGTAAAACAACAACAAGTGAATCTTTGTGTTCTATTTATGTATACAAAACTCCAACAGGAGTTATTAGAGAAACACACAATGGAAAAGAAACATATTATGAACAGGATAAAATTGTAGCTGCTTGGTGTGGTAGATTTGATGACTTAAATAAAACTCATGAAAAACTTGAATTAATTATTGAATGGTATAATGCATGGACAATTGTAGAAAATAACGTTTCGTTATTTATTCAATATATGATTGAAAAAAAGAAACAAAGATATTTAGTACCAAAAAGTCAAATTATGTTTCTTAAAGATTTAAATGCAAATACCAATGTGTATCAGGAATACGGATGGAAAAATACAGGCGTTTTATTTAAAACACATCTATTATCATATCTTATTCAATTTTTATCTGAGGAGATTGATCATGAAACTAAACCAGATGGTACAATTGTTAAAACAACATATGGCATAGAAAGAATTCCTGATATAATGGCAATGAAAGAAATGCAAGCATATCAAGATGGTTTAAACGTTGACCGTTTAGTATCATTAGCAGCATTAATTGCATTTGCTAAAATTCAAATCTCTAATAGAGGTTTTAATAGAAAATACGAGAGAGACAAATCGTTAGAGTTGCAGAATTCAGATAATTTGTATAAATTAAAGAATAACCCTTTTAAGTTTATGGGAGGTTCTAGAT